GTGTTTTAGATGTTGTAGTGAAAGTAGAAATAGAACTAGCAAGGTCAGTTCCTTCTGCAACTGCCGCCGCTGATAGTGCTGGATAAATTGGCACTTGTGCCGTTAATCCAGGTGTTCCTGTCATGTCGTAATTTCTTACTACAGGACGAATGACCGTCTGCTCGTTTAATGTGTAAAGAGCGGACTGGACAATATTTGCGTATAGTTCTGATAATACGCTACTTGTTGCTTCATTTGCCATTGTTAGTCTCCTTATTTAGATAGCAATTATATACGGACTCCCTTTGCTCTCATTATTTCTTTATAACGAGCACGATGTTCGGGATTCTCCATATTAAGTTTTGTAACATCGTTATCTACCACAGAAGTTTGCTTACCTACTCCTTGTCCAGTGCCTGAACCACTTGGTCCTGCTTGAACAAAATGCGGATTCGCAGTAAGGAACTCATTTACCAAACTAGATACTTTTAATGGGTTACCCCTATCATCATATCTAACCTGTCCGTTCGTGTCTACAACATCAACGCTACCTGCTTCATTTAAACGAAGTTGTCCTTTTAACAATGCTACCACTTGTTGTGGGTTCACTGCCTTTTGACTACTTGCTTCATTAAGCAAAGTTCCGTCTACCTTAATAGAAGTTAGTTCACTTTCGTATTGCTGAATCTTTCCGTGGAATTTTTCAGCCTGTTCCTTCAAAAGTTTTTCAAACTCACCACGCTTTTCTAATTCTTGTTGGCGTAGTTGTTCTTTTTCTTCTACCAAACTACTGTAGAGATCCAAGTCAACGTTTGAGTATTTCTTTTCAAACTTTGCCTTTTCTCTTGCTACCCTTTCCGCCACAATGCGATTTACTTCGTCTTGTGATAAAAGGTTTTCCTTACTTTCCTGTGTTGCTACCTGCTCTTTAACCGTTGGTTGAGCGTCAGTTTGCTCTGTATCATTAACCGCTGTGTTTTCTGCGTTCATATTCGTCCTCTTTCTAATTGGTTGAGTTCTACCACCTACCCTCAATAGTAGTATGCTTTTATTTAGTAAATGTAGCACGAGCCTGTGCTAAATGCTGTCTATTCTGCTGTATTAGTGCCGGAAAGGGTGTTGAATTAACACCAAAACTGGGATGGCTGTGTAACCATTCCTCATCCTCACGCTCCGTGTTTAATCTCTGTTCTATCTTCTTAAGAAGCCTGGGTTTGATTGTGCCTATAAGGTTTACCCTTGCTTCTAGTTCACCCAATGGTTGGGGTATTCCCTTCCATAATGTGATTTCAATCTTGTTGCGTTTCCAAGCACTATAACTCCAAGGACACACCCTCGCTATGTCCTTAAAGTATGTTTCCCAAAGTGCTTTATTTTCTGCCGCCTCTTTTACCGCCGCGTTTACCGCCACGTTTGCCGCCTTTTTTACCTTTTTTCATAGCCATGATATTCGCTCCTTTGTATTGTAATCCAAAACTTCTACGACGTCTTGGTTCACCAATTACGCCTCCTACGGAAGCACTAGTAGTTATCATCCTCTACTCCCTGCCAACTTGGATGTTCTTCTTGATTTGTTTTGTTTTTCATACCTTCTAGAATTTCTTTGCGTCTGCGTTTAAGCAAAGGATAAAGTGCTAACAGGTTTTTACGCGAACGCACACCTGCTGTCTTGTAACCTTTGGTTTCAAAGATGTGTATGTTTTCGTTGTATTCAACAAGGATTCTACGTATCTCTTGTTCTGTCTCATTGGTAGCAATCCAACTATCTTCTGGGATATACTTGCCCATTACTCACCTCTGTTGAATAATGCCGCAAGTTCTGGATGAAGTTGTTTGATTTGTTCATCCGTGTATCCCTCTTCTACCATACTTCTCAAATGCATCACCAAGTCATCTAAACTTGTAACTGGTGGATGTTGCATTTCAGTTTGCCTAACCTCACCCTCGCTCAAAGGGGCGTTAACCATGTCGTCATAATATGATTCTGTAATTGTTTCGTAAATTCTTTTATCAATTTCTTGATTGATTCTTGCATCACCAATGTTTGCTTCTTTTGCCATCTTAAGCATTGTAACATCATTGGCTTTGTCCTGTATAGAGAATGAACGTGGATACTCAACTTCTCCATCCCATACCTTGCCTTGGTATCTTGCCCATAGTCTCCAAATAAGTTCTTCAGCGTGTTCTAGGTTCATAGCAAAACCACTTAATTTACTATTAAGGGTTTGAAACTCTGAAGTTAATGCTACGCCTGATAGTCTGCGACTTTCAACGCTTCTAATACCTGCCAATGAAGCCATTCTATCAATTGACTCAACCTTTTTCTCAATAGCGTTAAGAACACTATCAATGCTCGCTCCGTTTGGTTGAAGTAGATATGGCTTTAAGCCTGGATCCATGCCCTGTGGTATTTGAATGATTGAACCTGCTCCAGCACTTGCTTCTGTGTCCGCTGTTTTTACAAGTGAAGGGTGATTTGTTAATCTTATAATCTGTTCAATCTCACTACCAAACTCATACAATTCTTTTTGTATGTCTGCAATATCGCCGACGGCAGATACTCCGACGCCACGAATGTTTGAGCGTTGTGCATACACGCAGACTGCAGGCACTTTGCCCAGTGTGTTAGGGACGGTTTCCACAATGTCACCAGTTTTTTTGCTTCCTTCTATGACATACACGTTGATTTCTTCAGGTGTGTATTCCCTAATATACTGCTTGTTTTTAAGAACTTCTTCTTTAACTTTTAGGTATGTTAGTTCATATAAGCCGCTGGCTGTTCTTTCATATTCCCAGTCCAGCACATTGTCTGGTGTAAACAGGCTAACATAAGGACGAATGCCTTGTGCTAGTTCATCTGCTCTAGTCTGTGCTTGTGTTATTGGTTTGTCAACAATAACCCATGTGTGTCCATATACCATTGCGTAGGTTGAAACATCACGTAAAAATGCAAGGAAACTTCTGCCATCTAGGTCCGCGTCTGCAAGGAAAGGACGCAACCCTGGATCGCCGTCTATGCTTCCAAAGTCTCTTTTGATTTCTTTTCTAAATAAAAAACTATTGTATAAATCAGTGATTGATTTGACGTGGTTGTCTAATCCTACCTGACGTAATCTTTTTTCGTAGTCTTCTCTGCTTTCATAATAATAAGGCTCTAGATATTTGCCTTGGAAAAAATCAAATCCACCTTGATATGAATCTCCTAGGAACTGCCATCTATTCAAATAGTATTTGTAGGCATCATGTGCTTCTACGATATAGTCAATGTTTAACTTGCTATCGCCTTTAATTATTCTGTCTCTAATGACGGGCATTATGCGTATCTCCTTGCGTTGTTGTTACCAGTAAATGCCCAGCGTTGTGGTGTTGATTGTTCATAGTCTGTGCGTAGTGGGAACAGGAAGTCAACCAAATATCCTACTGCGTCAGCCATATGATCCAATTCTCCATCCTTTTCAATTACGGATGTTCCTGGTTTGTATACCATTCTTTCTAAACTAGTAATTATCTGTCTACACTTTGGATCTACAAATAGTGAACTTTCACCTTTGCTGTTTTTTAGTTTAGCGTTGACAGAATTTACCCTATCTCTAATTGGCGTATGTGCGTTTCTAACCTGAACGGTGAAACCCGCATTCTGTAAAATAGAAATATCTGTTCTACCACCAGCACTTGTTTTTCTTTGACGCCCTGCTGGGTCAGGATACATAATGATCCTTGAATTTGAATAGCGTCTTTTTAGTTCATCACATACTTCATCTGTGTTTGAACCTTTCATTACAATTTCGTCAATGAAGTAAATTGTGTTACCTTCAATAACAGCAATGCTAACACTCATAGGATCAACGTTAAAGTCAATACCACAATGTATTTCACGTGGTGTTGAAATGTTGTGTGCTTGTATTGTGTAGTTTCTGTCAAAATTGTAATAAACCTGTCCGCTGTATGTGTTAAACGTAGCAAGGTATTCTTGTTGGAATGTTTTTTCATCCATGTCACGTCTTGCTTGTTCAATTTCTTCTGCTGGCACATTGCCACCATCTAGTGTTGTATAAGTGAATGCCGCCCAGTCATCCGTGTTCTGTGCCATGCTAAACATTTCATGGCTAAAACTGCCAACGCCTCTAGGTGTGCCTAAAAACATTGCCTTACCGCCTTTGTCTGATAGTGTTGGACGCAATACCGTTGTCCATGTTTCAGGTGTAATGTCTTGAAACTCATCTAGTATAATAAAATCCAAACCAACGCCTCGCAAACT